TAACTGTAATTTTTTAGCCATTATGCAATACTCCCAAAATCCATTTGTAAGTTAGAACCGCTGACGGTTCCACAGTTTGTAATATTTTCATTATCGCAATCTAAAGTACCCCCCAAAGTAGGACTCGTATCAGATTCGACATCCGCAATGCCAGAAGCAATCGAAATAAATCCTGATCCGTTATGGTATTTCATCAGATTGTTGGTACTGTCATACCACAGGTCACCTTCGGCTGGAGTAGGACTAGTAGGGGTTGAAGAAGATATAGTATATTCTTGGGCATAACGGTTGATATCTGCTATAGAACCAGCTACCGTATTTACGTTTGAAATTGATCCACCCGTTAGGTTAACATTAGCAATCGACCCACCTGTTAAATTCACGTTGGCTATATTCGACCCAGTTAGGTTTACGTTTGCAATTGCAGTTGCTACCGTTGCAATATCCCCACTACTTGAAGAACTAGAGAGAGCGTCAGCAATAGAACCTAAATCTTCCGCATAAACGATTGCCCCAGAAACATTATTGATGTGTGTTTGATTTACGGCACTAGGAGCGGTTGACTGCCACGAAGAACCATAGGCTTTTAATTCATTCAATGTAGTATCAAAATATAAATCTCCAGCATTAAGACTTGAAGCTGGTGCAGAAGATGCGATTCGATACCTGTCGTTAAATGAATTTACTCCAGCAATATTTGAAGCCACCGTATTTACATTTGCTATCGATCCTGCCGTGGTATTTACATTTGCAATTGAGCCACCTGTTAAATTTACATTTGCGATTGAACCGCCTGTTAAATTTACATTGGCAACATTAGTTGATACCGTTGCTATATTCCCGATAACACCTGAGGCACCGATTAGATCAAGGTCAGTAATTACAGAACTCACTCCGACTAGTGCTAGGTCAGCAACTGCTGCCGATGTGCCTAATAGCCCTATTTCAGTGGCTTTGCCAGCAACTACTCCAATATCTGTAGCATCTGAAGCTACTGCCGTGATGTTACTAGAAATCCCAGCCACGGTATTTATGTTTGCAATTGCTCCAGCAACCGTAGATATATCACTACCCGATCCACTTGAAACTGAATCGGCAATAGAACCTAAGTCCTCTTGGTATAGAATATTCCCAGCAACAACATTGATGTTCGCCTGATCTGCATCGCTTGGGGCCAATTGCAACCAAGTCGTAGTCGCTAAATCGTAAACAAACATACGATTGGTGGTAGTTAAAAAATACAATGCTCCATCAGTTAAGGTAGCTCCATCATTATCAACTGTCGGCACGGAACCCTTGCTACCAAGGAATCTGTCGTCAAATGTATCTAACACCGCATTACAAGAAACTACATCTGCATTGGTAGAAACAACATCTGCTGCGGTTAATACAGCCTTTGCTGTTGCTATTACTGCTTGTGCTGTTGCCGTTGTTGCAGAATTAGAAGCATTCGTTTCTGAAGTAACAACCGTATTAGTAGTCCAAGCAATCTGTCCTACACCGTTAGTCGTTAAATAGTTTGTGCTACTACCATCCGCTCTAGGCCATTTCTGACCGTCAAGAATAAGATCACCATTCCCGTTTGGAGTAACCGTTAAATCACCATCGGTATCGGTTGAGGTTATTGCGTTGCCGTTAACATTTATATTATCTATTTGTGCTTCAGTTACCGCACTATTAGTACCTAATGTAACTCCATCAATAGTCCCAGCATTTACATCAACGCTATTAGAGGTATTAAATGCGAATGGAAGAGTGATCCAACCGCTACCATTATAAAATTTCCATAAACTATTAGTTGTGTCACGCCATATAGTCCCCGTTAAAGGAGTGGAAGGAGCAGTCGCTTTATTGTGGATTGTTAAAGCAGCATCATCCACATCTGGGAAAGATGCTTTTATGGTAGACTTTAAAAGTCTTATATGATCATCACCTTGAGATCTTAAATCAGCCCCAGTAGGATTTGTTGTTACAAGACTATTTATATATGTTCCAGTTTCTAAACCCATTTATATCTCCTATGCTTCAACCCACGTTGTAGACTCTTCTGTAGCATCTGTCCACGTTGTAGTAGTTTCATTTACGTCTACCCAAGTTGTCGTTTCTTCAGCCATTTAGTATGCCTTAAAATCTGGGACAGTCCTTAATGCAGATCCAGAATATCTATCTTTAGAATCCTCCATCTCTATAGCAGATATTGTCTCATTAAAAAGTTGTGTCCATTTCATAACGCCCTCGTTATGCTCTGTATAAGCAGACAGTTCTAGCAAAGCTGCATACAGATAAATATCTGGACAATCTGTAAGTAGTTCTGTAGTTGTATTGGAATCACTTAAAGCGGTAAATTTTTTATAGTAAAGCATCTCCATTGTATAAACAGCATCTGGAGTTGGCCCAAGCCTAACCTCATCCCCTAATAAAGTATACACCCTAGGCTTCCCAGTTGTGCTTCCAGCCCATAAATTGTCTAAACGCTCAGGTGTTAAATAGTTTAAATCTGTTACAGGAGAAGTGTTTAACTTAAAATGCCTCATTTGGACAAATCCAGTAGGTAACCCGTAATAGAGTTGAGTCGAGACTGTGCTGGTTGTCACCCTAGTTTCCATTTTCCTTATCCTGATATTTCTATTAATCCTAGTTTCAGCTAAGGTAATAAAATCAGGGATAACGGAATCAAGGTCATTCCTCTTACTCCAGCTTTTTATAGCTGCTTGAAGTTCAGCGTAGTTGCCAATAGCCATTACGGTATATCATCCATATTACGGTTTTTAAATATATTTAAAGCTAGAAAATTAAGCCCTTTAGAAATATAATTCATAAGGCTATTATCTCTCCATCGTGAAGGCATAGCCATAGTTACAGTATTAGCAAACATCACAATTTCTGCTGCTATGGCATACCAAGGTTGACTCATAATGATTTCCATTTAGTCTCCTAGAGTTGACTTGTTGAAGTTCTATACATTATATTATTTGAATCATTTAACCATTTCTTTAATCTTTGAGGGTCATCCCAAGTTCCGTCTTTCATTAATTTTTCTACAATCACAAGTGGTATCGTTGCTGCTTGATGCCATTCGTTGTGACCACCAACTCTAAACCTAGTCTCCCAATCAGTTCTTAATTCTTTATTGTGTGAAAGTATAGGGTTAACATTTTGAACAGTTTCAGTCGTCAACCTATCCTTAAACTCATCATACCAAATATTACGTTCTATGTCCCCAGGAACCAGTTCACTACTTAGTTTTTTGTCCATTACACAAGCCAATAAAATATTGCTGATACTGCCCATCCAATCCCAAATGCTATATAATTATTATGTATCATTTGTTTCTCCTATAAACTAATAAGTCCAAATAACGTCTTGTGTTTTATGTGGATCAACATCTAGGTGAATAAAATTTCCTGAATGCTCACCCGCTATACCAATACGCCTAAAGTATTTAATTGCCACATCAACCATCCCGAAACGTGCCTTAGAAGTTGTGCATGCGATATCAACTGCAAGTCCCATTCCTTCACTGTCAGGCATATGACTAGAAACCAGACTACCTTTGATACTTGTATTATATTCTTCACACCGAACTCCGCTAGTAATAGTTATTGGCTTATCAATAACATCTCTAACGTGTTGAAGTTTTTCTATTAACACGGGGCTAACCCAACTAGCACCGCATCCACAAGAACATTCAAATTCGTATCGTGAAAAGTTTTTTGATAAATCACCCATAAAGTCATTTCTTCTATCGTTTTGACCCTGATCTGTTTTGCATTTTTCTAACAGCCTTACCTCTTTGACGATTTTCAGAAGCTAAAGACATGTTCCCTGATCTTGAAGTTGCTTTCCTAGAAGTAGTTTTTGGAGATGCAAGAACTACATTACTTTTTTTAACTGTCGATTTAACGTCTTTATTTGAATATGATTTTTGTTTAGCATTACTCGGTGTTCTCTTGACTACTCGAATCCCCATTAAAGTTCTCCTTTATGGAAAAGAGGGAGGGTTTTACCCCTCCCCCCTCCGTTAGTTCTTAGGAAGTAGTTAAATCTGCAATTTTGCCAGAACTAGCTTCATTCCTATACTCAAGTGTATATTCTACTAACATCTGTCGTTTCTCAGAATCACCTGTTCGTGATAATGGTTTAACCTGAAACGGTCTGAGGTAAGAAACTGCCCAGTAGTCCGTGTCAAGAACAAATGCTGTACGATCTTGGCTAAACCTATTAGGAATAACCTTAACAGTACCAAAGTCACTAACATAAACATCCATAGCACCGATGATTACGCCTTGACCTACTTTTTGGTTGTCACGATACTGCGTAGCAACGCCAGCAAAAGCTGAAACCTTAGTTTTGTTGAAAGGCCCAACCATAACCATCCCAGGATTTCCACCCTGAGTAAAGCAGTTTTGCATTTGGGTCTTCAACATAGCCTCTGTAAAAACTCTCTGCGTACCGTTAACAACATCAGCAGTACCAGAAGTAGCTGGAGAACCACTACCGTGAGATTTATTAGTTACGATAACCGCTTCAGCACCAGAGCATTCTCTAGCAGAAGAAGATGTACCCGTAACCATATATTGACCAGAAGTTAATCTAGCTTCCATATCACGCTTAAGCTCTTTACCAGCTTTTGCGACCTGATAAGCTAACTCTGATTTTCTTCCAGCCTTGTTAACAACTTCTTGCGTACCAGAAATAACAACTACCTTATCAGAGATCTGAGTTCGGTTTGTTTTTCTTGTGGTAGCAGTAATTGCATCATTTGTAGCATCATCACCATCAATAACCTTATTGTCCGCTGAATGTGCAGCCAATGAATCGGTTTGCCATTCGTGCAAAGTCTGGGTACATTTTGAACGCCCAATAGATTGCATAAACGGAGTATCGTTTGGTGATATATTGTAAATTACATCACTTAAATCTTCTTTAGTACCTATCGAATCATACGAATCAAAGGTATTAGTTGGTTGTGCCATAATAAAGCTCCTGAGTTATTCAAGCATATCAAATAAAACCCTAGCAGCATCATCTACCTTGCCAGAGCTTCTCAATGCTTTCCGTTGTTTATTACGCTTATCCGAATCCACGGCTACTCTTCCTGATCCTCTAGGTCTTTGCACCCGTGGTGCGTTGCGTGTTTTTTTATTGCCAGCATCAGCACCTTTGATACCATCATAAAGCATAGCCTTGCGTAAGATTACAATAGCTCGATGGTCTGCAATATTATCGACCTCCGAATCTTGGTAACCTTGCCCTTTAGCGTAAGTTTTAAGTTGGTTTCTCAAAGCAGCACCCTTTTTAGGATCACTCCATTCAGGTAAAACTCCTTTAAGTGCTTCTGCTTCTTTTTTTAACAAGTCAGTATACTGAGATTGATGTTCCTGAGTTTGTTTTGTCTTCTCAGAAGCTATCGAATCTTGTATACGTTTCTGTTCGTTTTCAGTCTCACGCAATTCATCCCTTTTAGCGAAATACTCCATCGGGTCTTCTGTTCTGAGCCTTTCAAGCTCGGTCTTGTCAACCGCTTCAACACGATCTTCTAACCGCTTGTTAAGTGCCTCAAGAGCTTGCACATATTGTTGACTTTGATTCATTAGATAAGTCTGGGCTTCCCCCATCCTCTTCTTCTCGTCTGATAAAGTCTGTGCTTGCTGCGTGTTACCCCTGTCCCTAGAATAACTAGCTTTCAATTCATCGAAGCTGACACTATTACCATCAATGTCAAAATATTCAGAATCGTCTTCTGCCTCTGGTTCAGGTTCTCCTGCATCTTCATCGGCTTGCTCTTCTTCTACATCATCAGAGTCAGCCGTATCATCCTCTGATTCTGTTTGGTTGTCACGGGATGCGTATTCAGGCTCAAGGCTTTCAACAGCCTTTGCAGCTTCTCTCACATCTTCATAACTTCCGAAAATTCCAGCGTTCTCGTTTTGTTCTTCAGCCATTTTGTTCTCCTATTTTGCAGCCCCACGATTTACAAAAGCTTCTTTAGAAAGCTCTTCAATCTGGCGGTCTGCCAATTTTCCAGTTTCCATTATGGTTGATAAATGGTTCTCTACAGTTGATAATACTTTTATTGCCATCCAAATACCTTCTCTACCCTCACTATCTCTAGCTGGGGAATTTTCCCATTCAGAAAAGTATAAGTCCCTTAAGTAAACAAAAGATTCTTTATACAAATCATCATCAAGAATCCTTTGAGCATTAAGTCCTCTTGCTCTTTCTTTTTCGTAGGTATTCATTAGTCCTCTATTTTATTTTGTATATATTTATTTTTTTTCCATAATCCTTGCCTTTATTTCTGTTTGATGTAGCTATGGCTGCATTAACCATCTTACCACCGTACTTTTTGCGTAGATCCTTCATGCCTTTACTCGCAGAAACCTTTGGAGTCAATGGTCTATAAGAACCACCAGAACTTTTCGGCCCAACGTGCTTAGTTGTGAATACATTTGTTTTTGCGTTATAAGAATCCTTGTGTTTATCATTTTTCCTAGATACATCTTCCCATTGAGCCATCGTTACTCCCCTATTTTAATAGATCGTTTCTCTTGAATTTCAGCACCCAGTTCCATAATCTTAAGTCTGCTTTCTTCTTTGAACATTTGTATTTCTGTTATCAGTTGTTCTTTTTCAAATTGAAGTTTTTCTATATCTAGTTTTAATTTATGCTCATCAAGTTTACCCTTGCTAACATCCAATTTGTTTTCAAATTGATTCTGCTTAACTTCCTCTTGTAGCTCTTGCATATTGATTTGAGCTTTCTGCATATCAACTTGCGCTTTCATTGCATCCGCTTGTGCTTTCTGTTGTAACACTTGAGCCATTGGATCTTCACCTTGACCCTGCGGTTGGAATGCTTCAGGAGGTAATGTAGATGGGTCTGTAAAGAAATCATTATAGTTCTTCATACCCATAGCCTTGACAGCTTCTTTTAATAGATTATAAATATTTTGAGGTTGAACAATTGCTTTCATTTCTGGATCTTGTCTGATATTAGATATATGAGTGCCAAGCATGTTTAGGTTCATGATAGTTTGATCTCTATTACCGTTGCCCAGACCAACACTTACAGTCATGTTCCGTCTATCTCTCCAT